TCATTTGGATGCGTAGAAGCTGGATAGCTGAAGTAGAGGGAAAAAAATATTATTTACTTAACTTACCTGAAGAACAAAATGCAGCTGAAGCAATTGCTCGTATATTACGATATGGGCCTGCTGGTGGTGATGAAGCAGCTGAAGGTGAAAGTGAATTTGGAGCGGGTGCAGAAGAAGAAGGTGGAGCTGAAGAAGTTGATGTTGATATTGAAGATACAACTGATGTAGAAATATAAAATGGATGTTTTAGATAAATTTTTTACAAAATACTCATATAAATTCCCCAAAGGATATCCTGACTTAAAAGACAAGCAGGATATTTTGTTGATGGAGAGCATATTGGAAGGACTTGATGTTGGGGTTAAATTAGAAGAAGATTCTGAAGAACAATCAACCCAAATCCCAGAGTATTATAAAGTTTTAAATGATGAGGTAATACAAACTTTAATTAAGGATAAATCTCCTATTAATACTAATATAACATTTAGAAGTGGAGGAAAATATAAACCAACAACTACAAATAAAATAGACGATTATACTCTTAAGGATTTACAAGATTTATTAAACGATCCTGATGAGTTTGATAAACCTGTATATTTAACCTATGCTAATACTGCTATAAAATTAAGGACTCCTTATGGTGTAAGAATAATGTCGTTTGATCCTAAATCAATTAAGAAGAGCAATTCTATTAATTATGATAGAATAAGAGTTCTAGATAAACTCATTAATGACAACCCAGACAAAATTATAGTAAAAAACAAACTTCCCTCAGGGTTAGGATATGAACAGGCTCAAGTAGATAAAATAGACACGGCTGTAAAAGATATTTTAAAAGAACTCCCAAATCAAAAAGATATAGAACTTTGGATTGACTTTGAACCTCAAGGAGTTAATATAACTAGAGCTGAAAAAATAGTAGGTTCAGGTAAAGCTGATATAGCACTTTTAAATGGGGAAAAAGAAGTTTATTGGATTAGTTATAAAGAAGGAGCTTATTCTAAAGATGGAGAAGTATTGTCAAAAATACCATTTCAACAATATGGATCACTAAAAACTCTATACAACACAGAATTTGATGGAGAGATGAAAGAATTTGGGGGCTATTTTAATGGTTTAGTTAAAGATTTCCTTGATGCCATTAAAGGTAAAGCTGAATTAGTATATAAAGATATTGAAACAATTAATACTGATGCTCAATTTTTTATAGATAAAAATGGAAAGAATATCCCATATTCAAAAGATATTGAATGGCACAAAGAAGCTAAGTTTACCGCGGGTGATGTGAAAAAAGCAATAGCATCTGGCCCAATAGATATTGTAGTTATTCAAAGTGGTGATTCATTTTATAATGCTTTTGTAAAAGATGATAACATAGAATCTCAAAGATTAGCAGGTAAAGCAGTATATGGTGTAGATTTTGATTTTAATAATACTGATTATAGCCGTGAAAATTGTAATATTTTACTACAAAGTAATGGTACGGTTGAACTTAATGTTATAACTGGAGAAGATGGAGAGTCAATAACTGGTTTAAATATAATGATGGAAGGTGGAACAGGTAATGTAATTTATCACCCAAACCTCCCAACAAAACCAGATGAACCTTTATATGGTTATACCCCGGCATTAAATTTAAGACATACTAAAAACCACTTTTTTGTATATGACTCAGGAAAAGGTAAAAAAACAGTCATTATAGGTGGTAGATTTTTAATATATCCATTGGGTGGAATATCTACAACCGCTACTGAAGTAACTCTTTAATATTTATAATCATGAAAGAATCACTTACATCATATGTCCGTTTAAGGGAACTAATAAAGGAAGCATTATCATCTTCTCCTAAAAAGAAGGATTGTAATTGCGGTTGTGGGGGATGTGACAATAAACATAAAAATTTAATAGTTAACAAATAGTTTACATATTTATAACAAACCAAAATAAAACAAAATGGACAATTTCGATTTAAGAAAATACGTTTCTGATAAAACCTTATTAGAAAACCAACCCAAAAAAGCTCCTATGAAAAACAAAAGGAGAATTCATGAAGCCAAATCTTCAATTCATAAAAAATTAGCCGAAATTGAAAATCTAGGCAGATCAGCTGCTTTGGAAATTAAAATGGAAGCCCTTGTTAAAGAAATTGATTCTCGAAATGGTAGGTTAAGTATGATTGATGAAAATGAAGATCTAGCTGAACTTATGAATCCCCAAAAGATAAGGGAGATGAAAAAAGAGATTAAAATGCTTGAGAAGCAACAAGCTAAATATCAAAAACTTTTGGAAAAGGAAAAAGGTAAAGACTTACCTAAAAAAGAAGTAGAAGATGAGGTAATTGATGAAGATGAAGTTGGTGAAGCTTTAGGAACTGTTAACAATCCTAACACACCTACAGCTCATGGAAATGTAGCTGAAGATGATGATGTTTATGAAAATCTAAAACCTCACAAAGATTAAAAACATTTAGCCTGATTCATAGCCAGGCGATTTAAAAAAATAAAATTAGATATCTGTGGCATCTCCTTTGGAGATGCCCTTTTTTGTTCGTATATTAACTACATATAAAATTTCAATATGGATAAAGTAGTAATTGTAGGTGCAGGCGTAGCAGGAATTAATGCTGCAACTAAATTAGTTGATAATAATTATAAAGGTCAAATAACAATCATTGATATGGGTAAAGATCCATACAACAGATTACCTTCAGAATTAATGGAAGGTATGCTAGGTGCAGGAGGATTCTCAGATGGCAAATTAACGTACCACACTTCAATAGGAGGTCAATTATCAAAATATTGTGGTGAAGAAAAAGCAATGGAATTATTTGACCAAGTTATAGAAAATTTTAAACGTTTTCACCCTAAACCAGAAGAAGTACAATGTTCTGATCCTCAAGAAGAACCTGATTTTATAAAACCCCATTTTGGTTTACGTTTATTTCCTGTATGGCATATAGGAACAGATTATTTACACCAAATAGGTAAAAATTGGTATGATTATTTAGTTGATAATGGAGTTGAATTTATATGGGGAACTAAAGTAACTGATATTGATTTTAATAATCAAATAGTATCTATAGGAGCTGTTGATGAAATGTCTTATAATACACTTATTTTTGGTGTTGGGAAGTCAGGTATTGATTTTGGTAAACAATTAGCAGAACAATATGAATTACCAACTGAACCTAAAGCAGTACAAATAGGAGTTAGATTCGAAGCACCACAACATCACTTTCAAAAATTAATTGACATAAGTTATGATTTCAAATTATATAGAAAATTTGAAGATAGAGGAGTTTCATTAAGATCATTTTGTACAAACAATAATGCTGCCTTTGTTGCAGCCGAACATACTTATGGAGATGTAAGCTATAATGGGCATGCTAAAAAAGATGAAGCATATCGTAATAATATGACTAATTTTGGTATACTAATGGAAATTAAAGGCATAGATAAACCGTTTGATTGGTCAAGAGAAGCAGTAAAAAAATTACAAGTTGAGGGTAAGGGAATGTTCTTTTCCCCTAGCGCTAGAGTCCCATCTAAAACATCAGAAGGTGATTATGTTAAATGTGAGGTAGTTCCAAGTATGGATATTTTATATTATTCATTAGGGGATTATGCTTTTTATATAGAAGATTTTATTGAAGATATGAAAAAAGTTTTTCCAACATTGGGTTGTGATTGGGGAATTTATATACCAGAGGTAAAATACCTTTCTCCAGAACCATTAGTTAATTACGAAGATTTATCATTAACCAAATACCCAAATGTTCATTTTGTAGGTGATGCCTTAAGTGCAAGAGGCATAACTGTTAGTGGGGCACATGGAATTTATACAGCAGAAAGTTTAATTAAAAACAATAAAAATGGCAAAGAAACAAAAAAATTACGAGTACAAGAGAATCAAATCTGAGGGAGCTTATCACCATTTAATTAGAGAAACTCCTGAAGATAATTGGAAACATCATAATAGTGATGGTCCTGCGATTGAATCTGTAGATGGAGATAATAAAAAAATCAAAAAACAATACTATATATTTGGGATTAGTTATACATCAGAGGAATTTAAGGAATATAAGCAAGACCAAGAAGGATTGCCTTGGTATAAACAATCAGCCCCTAAAGGAATAACATATAGAAATTAGGAAAATTAAATTATTTTTATTATATTTAAGTTAAAAAAATTATGGGAAGATCAAAGGTTTTTGGTATTAGAATAAGAAGAGAGAATGCTTTAGATTCTTTATCCAATAAAAAGGATTTTTTAGAAAATTTAAAGAAAAAAATTCCTAAAAGAATCATAAAAGAGATGGAAGTCTTAGAATACAGAATTAATAATTATACAAAGAAAAATAAATAAGTTATGAAAATAGGTATTTGTGGAACAATGTCTGTTGGAAAAACGACATTGGTAAAAGAGTTAAAAAAATTAGGTGAATTTAAAGATCATCAATTTGTAACAGAACGTTCTCAACATTTAATGAATCAAGGAATTCCTTTAAATACTGATTCTACATTAAAGGGTCAAACAGTGTTTTTAGCAGAACGATCTTTAGAATTATTACAGGAAAATATTGTTACAGATAGAACAATTATTGATGTAATATCATTTGCCAAATGTTCTAAATCAATGGATTACATTGAAAAAGAAGAATTTATTAATTTAGCATCTTATTTAATTCCTGAATATGATTACATATTTTATGTTTCTCCTAAAGGTGTTGATATTGAAAACAATGGGGTTAGAGAAACTGATAGTGAATATAGGGATTTGATTGATTATACAATACAACATTATTTAAACTTGTATAGTCATAAAATTAATAATTTGATTAAAATTGAGGGTTCTAATGAAGAACGTATAAAAACTATTCAAGATTCACTAGTTCCCCAATATTTATAATCAAAAACCCTCTACAAATGAAACATATTAAACTAAAAGAATATATTAGGAAAGAAATCACCTCGATTTTATCCGAAACTAAATTATCAGAAGCTAGTAACCCTGATTTAGAAAGAAAAATAATAAATTTAGTTAGACGTTGTGCCAAAGAATATGGTATACCAATGTGGGATGCTTTTATGGCTATTGAAGCTAAGATGGCTGAAATGAGAGACTATTTTGGGGAGGGTAAATATTCTCTAGAAGAAAAAATCCTATCAGAAAACCAAATGACTAAAGATGAAGCTTTTAGAATTCTTAGGGACATTCATTCAAATCTCCCTAAATGGAGAGGTCCTGAAGGTAAACATTATACAGAACTAATGGGGCAAGCCTTAGATGTTTTACAAGCAGGTGAAATCTCAAAAATGATGGATAGAGAAAGAGGCTTATCAGAAGATTTTAACGACGATAATAGGGGTTTAGCTCAAATTAAATCTGAGGGAGAAACAGATGGAGCTATGTCTATAAAAAAAGAATTAAAGAGAATGCGTTTTAAAAATGTACCTGATATGGAAGCATATACAGATGGATTTGTAAAAGGTGCTTCTGATTTAGTAGATTATCTTAAAAGTAAATTGGGCCAATCAATTAGAGGAGGAGGAGATGAAGAATCACTTATGGGATTAGTTGGTTTAAATGAAACCATAGATGAAAAATCTTGGGCTAAATTAGATAGACTTAGAGATGCTGTTGGTGATGATGATTATATTATTCAAAGTTTAATGAGAGCAATGTCTACAGATGATGCTAACCTATACTTAGATGCTATGATAAGAGATCATATTGATATAGTAGGTGATGCAGAAAATTATGATAATGTATCTGAAAATGATGGAGAACCAACCAAAGCCGAATTAAAAAAGAAAGACTCTGTAGCTTCCATTTCTAATAAACTCCAAAAATTAGTTCAAGATATGAAGGATAAAGCTAAAGAATATAAATCAGCTGAAGGAGAAAAGAAGGAAAAGATTAAGGATGAACTTAAAAAAATGACTAAAGAGAAAAAATCACTTGAAAAGTCTATTTAAAAATTTACAAACTGTTATAATAATAGTATTAATTGTAGTTATAATTTTACTTAGAGCATGTGGAGGGGGAAAAGAAAAAGTAGAACCTGAAGTTGAACGTATAGTAAAAATAGAAACTAAATATGATACTATTGTTAAAAATGTTCCTACTTATATTCCTGAATATAGGACTAGAGTAATAACTAAAACCATACATGATACAGTCCAACTTTCTATTGATACGGCTTCAATTTTAGAAGATTATTTTGCAACATATGCTTATATAGATACTGTAGATGCAGATAGTATTGAATTAGTAATATTTGATACAATATCTCAAAATAAAATCTTATCAAGAAGTATAGATTATTCTTTAATTTATCCTACTACAACAATAACTAAAGAAAAAATAGTAAATAAAAGAGAATTTTATATTGGTTTTGGGTTAATGGGTAATAAATCCCAAATAAATTATTTAGGTTCTGAATTTATGCTTCGTACTAAAAAGAAACAAGCTTATGGTGTTGGTGTTGGATTAAATAATGAATTCCAACCTGTTATTGGTTTTAAGATGTATTGGAAAATAAAAGATCTCAAAAAACCAAAACTATCAATACCAATTGATGTTACACCAACAATTGAATGAGTAACATAAAAAAAATAATAAAACAAGAATATATAAAATGTGCAACTGACTCTGTTCATTTTATGAAAAAATACTGCTTCATCCAACACCCTCAAAGAGGTAGAATTCAATTTAATCTATATCCCTTCCAAGAAAAAGTATTAAAACTATATCAAGACAACCCCTACACTTTAATATTAAAATCCAGACAATTAGGAATGTCTACCCTGTGTGCAAGTTATGCTTTATGGTTAATGTTATTCCAAAAAGATAGAAATATACTTTGTATTGCTACAAAACAAGAGACAGCCAAAAACATGGTTACAAAGGTAAAATTTATGTTTAATAACCTACCATCATGGCTTAAAATAGACTCAGACGAAAATAATAAACTTACCTTAAAACTATCAAATGGTTCCCAAATAAAAGCTACTTCAGCTGCCTCAGATGCTGGTAGATCAGAATCTGTATCATTGTTGATAATTGATGAAGCTGCCTTTATTGATAATATTGGGAAAATATGGGCTTCAGCACAGCAAACATTAGCTACAGGGGGAGGTTGTATAGCACTAAGTACACCTTATGGTACTGGAAATTGGTTTCATCAAACTTGGGTTAGAGCAGAAAATAAAGAAAACGATTTTTTACCCATTAAACTTCCTTGGTTTGTCCATCCTGAAAGAAATCAAGAATGGAGAGATAGACAAGATGAGTTATTAGGCGATCCTAGATTAGCAGCACAAGAATGTGATTGTGACTTTAGCACATCAGGTGATACTGTATTTTACCCTGAATATATTGATTTTTATGAAAAAACCTATATTAAGGATCCATTAGAACGTAGAGGAGCTGATCGTAATTTATGGATATGGGAACCTTGTGATTATTCAAGAACATATATAATAGCAGCAGATGTTGCTAGAGGAGATGGAAAAGATTTTTCTGCTTTTCATATCATTGATATTGAAAACAATGTTCAAGTTGGTGAATATAAAGGACAATTGGGAACAAAAGAATTTGGACATTTATTAGTAGGTATAGCAACAGAATATAACAATGCTTTACTTGTAGTAGAAAATGCAAATATAGGATGGGCAACATTACAAACAATAATAGATAGAGGGTATAACAATCTTTACTATTCACCTAAGGGTGGAGAAGTAAGCGTTGATTCATATTTTGATCAATACATGGATACTTCTAAAATGGTAGCTGGGTTTACAACAACATCTAAGGTCAGACCTATGATAATAGGTAAATTTCAAGAATATCTTTCTGACAAAGGAGTTACATTTCAATCCAAACGTTTAATTGAGGAAATGAAAGTATTCATTTGGAAAAATGGTAGAGCAGAAGCACAACCCGGATATAATGATGATTTAGTTATGAGCTTTGGAATAGCAATGTATATGAGAGACACAGCATTTAAATTTAAACAACATGGTGTTGACTTAACCAAAAGTATGTTAGATAGTATTGCTACTAATCGTACTTCTTTTGATGGAGTTTATGTCCCTGGCTCTAACACACCAATTGGAGAAGGGAACAATCCCTTTCAAATAGACAACCCATATTCTGATGGAAAAGAAGATATAAAGTGGCTTCTTTAGATATTTATAACAATATAAGGATATAACAATGGCAAATACAAGATTATTTTCAAGATTAAAGAGATTATTCTCAACAGATGTAATAATCCGTAACCAAGGAGGTGACCAATTAAAGATTATGGATACTAACCATATCCAACAATCAGGTAAATATGAAACAAATTCACTAGTTGATAGATTTAATAGAGTTTATACTACTTCCCCAACATCCCTATATGGGTATCAAAATAATTTCAATTACCAAACCCTAAGACCACAACTATACTCCGAATATGACTCAATGGATACTGATGCTATCATTGCTTCAGCTTTAGATATAATAGCAGATGAAAGTACTCTAAAAAGTGATATGGGGGAAGTACTTTCAATTAGAAGTTCTGATGAAAACATCCAAAAAATACTATATAATTTGTTTTATGACGTCCTAAATGTAGAATTTAATTTATGGCCTTGGATTCGTAATATGTGTAAGTATGGTGATTTCTTTCTAAAATTAGAAATATCTGAAAAATTTGGTGTTTATAATGTTATACCTTATAATGCATATCACATTGAAAGGTTAGAGGGACAAGACCCCGAAAACCCAACAACAATCCAATATGGGTTTGATCCCGAAGGAATATCTGCTGGGGGTTATGGGTTTTATAATGTTCCAAACACCGATAGTGTAAGTGATCGTACAATAATATTTGATAATTATGAAGTAGCTCATTTTAGATTACTTACCGATACCAATTTTCTACCCTATGGAAGATCTTATATAGAACCTGCTCGTAAATTATTTAAACAATACACATTAATGGAGGATGCTATGCTTATTCATAGAATAGTAAGGGCACCTGAAAAACGAGTTTTTTATATTAATGTTGGAAATATTGCTCCTGCTGAAGTAGAAAATTTCATGCAGAAGACAATTTCAAAAATGAAACGTACTCCATACATTGACCAAAATACAGGTGAATATAATCTAAAATATAACATGCAAAACATGTTAGAAGATTTTTATATTCCTATTCGAGGTAATGATGCTGCAACAAAAATAGATACTGCACCGGGGCTACAATACGATGGTATTGCTGACGTAGAATATTTAAGGGACAAACTATTTGCTGCTCTTAAAGTACCTAAAGCATTTTTAGGTTATGATGAAAACATAGATGGAAAAGCTACATTAGCTGCTGAAGATATTAGATTTGCTAGAACGATAGAACGATTGCAAAGAATAATTGTTTCCGAATTAAATAAAATTGCATTGGTACATTTGTATGCCCAAGGTTACAAAGAAGAAAACTTAACTAATTTTGAGTTATCAATGACTACCCCTTCTATTATCTATGATCAAGAAAGAATAGCATTGATGACTGAAAAAATGACTTTAGCTCAATCTATGATAGATAGTAAATTAATGCCTTCAGATTGGATCTATGAAAATATCTTCCATTTCAGTGAAGACCAATATGATGAATACAGGGATTTAGTTAAAGAAGATACTAAACGAGCATTTAGATTATCACAAATAGAAGCTGAAGGTAATGATCCTACATCCACAGGAAAATCATATGGTACCCCTCATGATTTAGCTTCATTGTATGGAATGGGAAGAATGCAATCAGACCCATCTAATGTTCCTCCTGGATATGATGAAAAAGAACCTTTAGGAAGACCTAAAGAAAAATCCACTAATAGAGATACTCAAGATAACAATTTTGGTAAAGATAGATTAGGTGTTAAGGGTATGAAAAAAGATTATAACGATAATAAAAAAATCAAACATGACTTTAAAGGGGGTTCTCCTCTGGCGTTAGAAACTAAAAACATGCTAAAAAAAGTCCCCAGACCCCCTAAAACTGGGAAACAATTAGTGTTTGAACAAGATAAATCCCAAGAAAAACTTCTAGACGATTCCCAGTTACGCGATTAAATAATTTTTATATATTTATAAATAAACCCAAATTGTAAGGAATGAGTATAAAACATTCAAAGTTCAAGAACACAGGTATTCTTTTTGAACTACTAGTAAGACAGATTACTGCTGATACCCTTGATGGAAAAGATTCACCAGCAAGAAAAATTCTAAAAGATTATTTTGTTAAAACTGAACTTGGAAGAGAGTATAAGTTGTATGAAACCCTATCTAAGAAAACAAATCTTACAGAAACAAAGGCTAATGTTATACTGGATACATTATTAGAATCTTCAATAAACCTCAATAGGGGAGTATTAAGAAGGCAAAAATATAATTTAATTAATGAGATTAAAAACCATTATGATATAACAAAGTTTTTTAGACATAAACTTCCTTATTATAAAGTTCAAGCATCCTTTTATAGATTAATAGAATCAACTTCTTCTAATAAAGATGTTAACCCAACTCATACTATTGACCATAAATTAACAATATTAGAATACCTAATAACCCCAAATAAGGATAAAAAACAAGACCCAACTTTAATAAATGAGTATTCTGGGTATGATAAAGACCTACGTATTTTAACTTATAAAGTATTGTTAGAAAAGTTTAATGGTAAGTATAGTAATTTAAATAAGGGGCAAAAAACAATACTAAAAGAATTAATTAATTCAATTGATAATTCTCCACGATTAAAAGAATTCTATAATTCTCAAGTAAAAGAAATACAAACTGAACTTTCTGCTTTAAATAAAGGGGTTAAAGATGAAACTACTAAAATCAAAGTTAATGAAGTTAAAAATATTATATATGAATTGGATAAGTCTTCTAGGGTAAAAGATGATGATTTAAT